TAAGGCTCAGCCTGTCGCCACCCCGTGCCGCCCCGCGCGTGGGCACGTCCGGTTATCAGCTGGCGTTGCGGATTTTCCGCTCCAGCTGCTCAATGTCTTTTTTCACCCCGCAGCGCTCGTCAAGCTGCAGGGCGTGTTTGAGGTGATTAAGCGCAGAGGCCGGGCTGCTGTCCGTCAGCACCCATCCCACCGACTTGTGCAGACGTGCGCGAGACTGATCGGGCATGTCGTGTGCGTCTACCACCTCCAGCGTCTCCAGCAGCAGGGCCGGATCAAATGCCGTCTTTGCCAGCACGGCGGCCTTTGCCGCGTCGGCTATCTCTTCGGCCAGCACCGTCGCCGTGGTGCGATTCCCCAGCGGCATCACCCAGCCGTGCTTAAGCGCATGGCGGCCAATAGAGAGCGCACCGGCATAGTCCCCGGCGTCAATGCGCCAGAGCATGACGTACATCAGCACGTCATCCTGCTGCGCGCCGTCGGCGCTCAGCACGCCCTCAGCCCAGGCGGCGTACTTTGGCAGCACCTCCACCTTGATTTCGGCTTTTCTGACGTTGGACTGGATGCCCTTGAGGCGGCGGCGGTCTTCAGCCAGCTGCAGCAGCATCAGGTCATAGCCTTTTGCGTTGCGACCAGTGCCGCCCGACCGGGCGGCCTCCTGTGCCTGAATAAAGCGCGTATGGGCGCGGAAAGGGTTGGTCACGGGTTAGGCTCCGGCGTTGGTGTCAGGGTTAGCTTCAGCGCTGCCGGACGTATCACCTGCGCCGCTCATGGACTTCACGACGCTGGCCGCCACGGCTGCGATGCGTGCGATTTCGGCTTCGCTCATTTCGCCCGGATCTTTTTCCGGCTCCAGCTCCAGCAGCTCGATGTTTTCCACCAGGCAGGTACAGTCGTAGTCCTCGACTACGTAAGCCTCGTTGACCGACTCAAGGTTTTCGATGCGGTCGCGCTTCGGGTTGTCGATGATGGAGCGGCGGCGGGTGTCCTCCTGCCAGTAAATCGACAGGTTATCCAGACGGGTAATCAGCAGCGCATTCGCCGGGAAGTACGGCGCGCGGACCGCCTGCAGGCCGCCGATGCGCTTCTGGCTGATGATCAGGTCAGCCGCCAGCGCTTCGGTGTTGGGCTGGCTCTGATTGACCAGCGGAAAATACTTGTCGGCCAGCAGCTGGCGTCCGCAGATCACCACCAGTTCGGTGTCGTCCTGATACTGCACGCCGATTTTTTCCGACACAGCCCCCATCACCACGGCGTCAAGGTTACGGAACAGGCCGCCTTTACCCACGGTGATCTTGTCCGACACCACCTTGCCGCTGTCGTCAATGTGCTGACCGAGCACCTGCGAGGGTTTTTCCTGGCGGATTTTTTCCAGCCAGCCAATATTCACGTCCTGCAGCAGCGGGTTCTGCACGCGGTCGGAGGTTTTCTCACGCTTCAGGCCGTTGAAGCCGATCATGATGCGGTCCAGCGCCTGACGCTTCACGATGGCATCACGGATGCGCACCTGGAAATCGCTGAACTTCGCCCACATGTCCAGCTTCGAATAAGGCAGCGCCGTGTCAAAGTTGGTCTGCGTGCACTTGTAGCCGTCGCCGTCGATGTAGGTAGGATCGGTCGGCTCACGCTCCTGCACGGTGGTGTCGGTGGTGCCCGCAATGGTGGTGCCAATCCCCAGTCCCAGCCGTTCGCCGCTCTGCTCACTGACCGGCATGATGTTGATGGCCTGCAAGAACGCGGACGATTCCTGAATTTTGCTTTCCAGCGTCTGCGACACGGACGGCTCAATGGTGAATTTGCTGTTCAGTGCGGACAGGTCGATTTTGTTGATTTCTGCCAGCACCGACATGTAAGCATTCAGCTTAAAACGGGTAGTATTTTTCATCGCTTCGCTTTCTCAGTTCGTTAATAGGGTTTGCCGCCGCTGTATCAGCAGTCGGTGCGCACTTCGCCGTTGCCGCCGTTGCCCGGCGTGCGCGGGCGGAACTGCTGACGGCCATCTTCCCGGCTCAGCTGCAGCTGCAGCTCGCTGAAGTCCGCCTGGAGCTGTTCGCGCTTCGCGGTTTCCTCACCCAGCGCTGTGCTGAAGTGCGATTTCAGGCTGCTGGCCTGCTCGCTCAGCGCCGACTCAATGCGCGCGCTGAAGTCCTGCTGCTCGGTGGCAATCAGCTCAACGGCCTGATGCACGTCGCTGAAGCGGGCCGCATCGCTCTGCTGCTGCTTGCTGAACATGGCTTTAATGCGGGTAAACAGGGCGGGCTTTTCATCAGCCACGTCCTCAAACTCGATCGCGGTTTCGGTGGCTTCGGTGAAAAGGTTGTCAGGGTGCTGCTTGCGGTTTGCCAGCGGGTTCGCTCCGGCGCTGGCGCTGAACTGCAGCATTTCGGTGCCGAGGCTGGCCGGATCGTCGGTAACGGCTAGGCCAATCAGATAAGCCTCACCGGTGTCCGCAAATTCCGGGCGGATTTCCATGGATGTGAAAATCTTCTGCATGTTGCCGGTCAGCGTGACCAGCTCATCCGTCGGGTTGATAAGGGCATACAGCCCCAGCTTGCCCTTCAGCGGGCCGTCGCTGATTTCTTCGGCGTCCAGCGCTTCCACAACGCCAAAGCGACGAAACGGGCTGTCGGGCGTATAACCCTTGATGTGCTCCATGTTGATCACAGCGGTGTACAGCTCCGGGCTGTAATTTGCCGCCATCTGCTCAAGCCAGCTGCGCTCGATGGTGCGCCCGTCCGTAGTGGCACCTTCCACCCCGATACGAAAACGCTTTGCTTTCTTTGCCATTGTCCAGGCTCCATTCAGAAAAACTCTGTGAGGCCTTATGTTTGCGGCGGGAGGGGTATCGAAACAACGCGGGGACATTGTGCGGAAAACCACACAATGAGGTGCTGCGGAAAAGGAATCGCGGGGGCCGTATTTTGGCTGCATGAACATGACACCCGCCCTCGAAGACCTCGATCCCCGCAGGCAGGCTTTGCTTCTGTACTTTCAGGGATACCGTATCGCCCGCATTGCTGAAATGCTGGGAGAGAAACCCGCAACCGTTCACAGCTGGAAGAAGCGAGACAGGTGGGGCGACTACGGCCCGCTTGACCAGATGCAGCTCACCACCGCCGCGCGCTACTGTCAGCTCATCATGAAGGAGACGAAGGAAGGGAGAGACTTCAAGGAAATTGACCTGCTGGCGCGCCAGTCCGAGCGCCACGCCCGCATCGGCAAGTTCAGCAACGGCGGGAACGAAGCGGACCTGAACCCGAAGGTGGCAAACCGAAACAGCGGCCCCCGTAAGCCACCGGAAAAGAACGTATTCAGCGACGAACAGATCGAAAAGCTGCAGGAGGTTTTTCACGGCTCGATGTTCGGCTATCAGCGCCAGTGGTGGGAAGCCGGAAATAAATATGCCGTCCGCAACCTGCTGAAGTCGCGCCAGATTGGTGCCACCTTCTTTTTTGCCCGCGAGGCGCTGATCGACGCACTGACCACCGGGCGAAACCAGATTTTCCTGTCGGCCAGCAAGGCGCAGGCACACGTCTTCAAGCAGTACATTATTGAGTTTGCCCGCGAGGTGGACGTAGACCTGAAGGGCGACCCGATGACGCTCAGCAACGGCGCGTGCCTGTACTTCCTCGGCACCAATGCGCGCACCGCGCAGAGCTATCACGGCAACCTGTACCTGGATGAATATTTCTGGATACCGAAATTCCATGAGCTGCAGAAAGTGGCGTCAGGCATGGCCCTGCACAAGAAGTGGCGCGAAACCTACTTTTCCACCCCGTCCAGCCTGACGCACAGCGCGTATCCGTTCTGGTCCGGCGCGCAGTTCAACAAGGGCCGGGCCAAAGCTGACCGGGTTGACATCGATCTGAGTCATCAGTCACTGGCTGCCGGACGCCTCTGTGAAGACGGCCAGTTTCGCCAGATTGTTACGGTTGAAGATGCGGTGCGCGGCGGCTGCGACCTGTTTGACCTAGAGCAGCTGCGCACGCGCTACAGCCCGGAGGACTATCAGAACCTGCTGATGTGCGTCTTCATGGACGATCTGGCCTCGGTGTTCCAGCTGGCGATGCTGCAAAAATGCATGGTGGACAGCTGGGAGGTATGGTCCGACTTTGAAGCGCTGGCGCTGCGCCCGTTTGGCTGGAAAGAGGTGTGGATCGGTTATGACCCGGCGAAGGGGACGCAAAACGGCGACAGCGCCGGGTGCGTGGTTATGGCCCCGCCTGCCGTACCGGGCGGTAAGTTCCGCATCCTTGAGCGGCACCAGTGGCGCGGGATGGACTTCCGGGCGCAGGCCGACGCCATCAGGACGCTGACCCAGCAGTATAACGTCACCTATATCGGCATCGACTCCACTGGCGTCGGCCTCGGCGTATACGAGAACGTCAAAGCCTTTTTCCCGCAGGTGAAAGAGTTCGTTTATAACCCGAACGTCAAAAACGCTCTGGTGCTGAAGGCTTACGACACTATCGCCAGCGGGCGACTGGAATTTGACGCCAGTCACCTCGACATCGCGCAGTCATTCATGTCTATCCGCAAAGCCACTACGGCCAGCGGCAACCGTCCGACCTATGAAACCAGCCGCAGCGAAGAAGTGAGCCACGGCGATTTAGCCTGGGCGACCATGCACGCGCTGGCAAACGAGCCGCTGCAGGGACAGGCGGCACACACGCAGAACATTGTGGAGATTTACTAAATGAGCAAACGCAGGAACCGCACCCGCACGCAGCCCGTGCAGCAGCCGGAAAACATGACCAGCGGCGCCGCGTCGGAGGCGTTTACCTTTGGCGACCCGATCCCGGTGCTGGACCGCCGCGAACTGCTGGACTACGTGGAATGCGTGGTAAATGAACGCTGGTATGAGCCGCCAGTAAGTGTTGACGGGCTGGCGCGCACGTTCCGCGCCGCTGTTCACCACAGCTCACCCATCAGCGTAAAGTGCAACATTCTGGCGAGCACATTTATCTCGCACCCGCTGCTGAGTCAGCAGGCATTTACTCGCTTTGCGATGGATTATCTTGTCTTTGCGAATGCTTACCTGGAGAAGCGAACCAGCCGCCTCGGCAACACGATTAAGCTTGAGCCAGCGCTGGCGAAGTTTACCCGGCGCGGCCTCGACCTTGATACGTACTGGTATGCGCATTACGGTATCAACGCCGAACCATATGAGTTTGCGAAGGGCAGCGTCTTTCACCTGATGGAGCCAGACATTAATCAGGAAATTTACGGCGTACCGGGGTATCTTTCGGCCATCCCGTCCGCGCTGCTGAATGAGTCGGCCACGCTATTCCGCCGCAAGTATTATATCAACGGCAGTCACGCAGGCTTTATCATGTACATGACCGACCCGGCGCAGAGCCAGCAGGACGTAGACAATATCCGCAACGCCATGAAGAGCGCAAAGGGCCCTGGCAACTTCCGCAACCTCTTTATGTACAGCCCGAACGGGAAAAAGGACGGCCTTCAGATCATCCCGCTGTCAGAGGTAGCGGCAAAGGATGAGTTTCTGAACATCAAGAACGTGAGCCGCGACGATATGCTGGCCGTTCACCGCGTGCCGCCGCAGCTGATGGGCATAATTCCCAACAACACCGGCGGGTTTGGTGACATAGAGAAAGCCAGCCGCGTGTTCGTGCGTAACGAGTTGATACCCCTGCAAGAGCGATTTAAAGAGCTGAATAGCTGGCTTAATGAAGAAGTAATAAGTTTCAATCCCTATACTTTAGATATGTAAATAAAAGGCACCCTTGCGGGTGCCTTTACTTATGGTAAATCTAAGTCATCTTTCAATTCAGCTATATCTTGATGTTGAAGCCATATTAAAAAACCTTTATCAACAACATTGAGCTTTCTATTTGTCTGATCATAATCAAGTATGATTGGCATTATATTTTTTTTAATCTGTAAGGATGCAGTAGATTGCAATGACTGAGTTACATTACCGAGGTTAAGCTTTTCGCCTCTTGGATGAACAGACTGTAAAGTTGCTCTAATGTCTTTGAATTTAAGACCTAGTTCTAGCTCACTAATTGTTGAGGAAAGTACAGGGTAAAGAATCCACTTATGCATCTGCAATTCTGTATCCTGAAATCCATCCGAAAAGTTTATTAAAAAAGAGTTGTAACGTGCTGATTGGTCACCGACGATTTTTGCAATAATCTCTTTACCGTCTAGACCATTGCCAATAGTCGTCTTGATTTTTTGTGTTCCTGAAATACCACACTCGATACATGCACGCCTACATGCCTCCTGAACCAAATAAATACTGTTGAGGCAGTGAAGAACAATGTCGGCTTTAAACTTTGCATCAAAATCGATGTTAAGGAGTTCACCGCCTTTTTGAATTGCCATCTCCAACTCAGCCGTTTCCCACTTGTCAGCGTTAACAGATATGATTCGGCCAGTTAAATCACCGTTATAAACAATTAATCTATTATCCTCTAACCACACGCCAACAACAATAAAAATGATATTTGAACTCTCGTGGAAAGCTTTTAAAGCTATAGAGAAATCACGTTGAGTCTCGAAAGGCATATAGTGAAAGTCTTCGAGCACTATAATCTTTTTAAAATTAATTGATTTTAGAGCCGCAATCACATCATTGACATCATCCACATCAATTTCTAAAGGTGCCTTAACTTGTTCGTGAGAATTTGTATCTTCTATTTCCCCACCGGCACTTGCACCGAATCCGAAAATACTTGTTTTAATAGTTGCAAGAATCTTATTTTTACCTGTGATTCCTTTTTTAGTTGATTGCGTAATTTCGAACCCTGCTCTTTTTAAGATGCTAGCATTCAACTCTGACACATCGGAGCGGTTTGAGCACTGGACTAAAATATAATCCTCAGAATTTATGCAGTGTTTCCTTACGCAAGTTTTCCCTTGTTTAGAGCTGCCATATATAACAATATGCTTTTTAGCCAATAATTCCTGTTTTAATTTATTGTCTACGTCAGGCCTTTCAATGTAATTAAGTGGCAAATCCCTTGATAAGCCAAATATTTCATTTGCCTCAAAATTCTGCATAAATCATTCCGCTGATGTTGGGGGGTAGTTAAAAATAACTTTTTACAGGGGGTTCTGCAACAAGCATGCACTAGGTGTCAATATGATTGCGCGCGCTCGTACCCCCGCCACGCC